AAGCTCCCGGAGCCGATGGCATTGCCTCCGCGCATGACGTTGCCGATACCTTCGGCGCCGCTGCCTTCATATCAGCCATTGGTTCTGCCATCTGCTGAACAAATTCGCCAGATGCGCGCTGACGAACAAACTTCTGAGCAAGATCGAGAACAAAAACCGAAGGAATCGAAGCGCCCGCCACAACCCCCAACGCCAATACGGCTGCCAGCGATAAACACCCCGGATAAGAGTTCACAGATCGCAGAAACAACTAAGGTCACGCTACCGGGCACAGATGTAAAAATCACCGTGCCAAAAGCAGAGGTACTCACCACGGCTGCAGTATCTGCTGGAGTTGCTGCTCTGGCGTCAGTGGCGGCGACGATGGCGGCGGGGCCGGTGCTTCAGAACTTGCAACGGGTTTTGAAACCGGCGATGAAGACTGCTTTGAAGAAACTGGCAGCAATAAGGGGGGTGCAGTCGGTGAATCTTTCTGAGTCAGACGCCAAGCTTCGATGGAGACGACATGCGAACACAGCGCGCCGCCTAAAGGATGGTCGGGTCTGATTGTGTAACCCTTATCAATCAGCTCAGCGCAACGCAAGGCCCTCACCAATTCATAATCCAGCCGCTCTTTTTCAAGCTTGCGGCGCACCATCTGTTTGCACATTTCCGTGATGCTGCCATCGAGTGGCACTGTCACGCCGGCCTGAATGCCCCAGTTGTTGCTTCGTGTGTATGGGTCACCGATCGAATCGTTGCCCAGATAGAACGGCGTCACGTTGAACGTGGCCCCATTGCACGACAATCCACCTCCAAATTGTTGACGCGATGACGAGCCACTCTGGTTTATCTGGACGCTTTGATTTGTGTTGTTGCTGGTAGCCGCGGCCTGGGGCTGAGCGGTGCTGTGAACGTCGCCTTCGCCTGCTGCTGCTGTAGCTGTTAGGCCGAAATCCGCTAGACAAACCCCAATGAGGAAAAGGCATTTAATTATTGGCTGAATACCGACAGGCCAACGGTGGTGCTGTTGGTGGTGATTGTGCGGGTGGTGTCGATGGTCTCGATCAGACCAGCGGGGCGCGTGGTGATTTCGAGTTGCCAAGGTTGGGTCGCGTCAGTTGCACTAAAGGTGGTCGAACTGCCGGCAATGTCGGCACTCGGGGTCACATTAGTTCCGCTCCATGTGTTGATCTCGGACCCGTAGACCTTTTGAGCAACCGTTTCAGTAATTGTTTGCGTTGTTGTTGTCGTGGCGCTGTAGCTGCCTTGCGTGAATTGCGGCGTGATTGTTTGCGCAGTTGCAGGGCCGCCAATGATCAGCGCAGCAGCGAGAGCGAACCGTTTCATTTGGTAGGGCCTGCAGTCTCTTTAATTTTAGGCTCGTCTTTTTTCTTGCGTCCTAGGGCCAATCCGAACGACGCAGCAGTACCACTCAGCAAACTCGCGGGGTAGGTGGGATCTAGAGATTGCTTAAAAACTCCGAGATAGTTGGCGGTCAAAATCGCCATACTCCAAGCAAGAATGGCCAGCTTCACAAAATCGCCTAGGCGCGAATGCTCTTCCTGCTCAACGGCTTTGGTTTCCTCTGCCATGATTAAAACAGCGCATTGGGGGCCATGATCGAAGTTCTAGCGGCTCTCGCCGGTTCCGCCATCATGTTGGCGGGTATGTCGGCAACTGGATTTAACAAGCAAAACCGCGAAAACCGCGACGCACTCATAAGGCTCAGCACAGCCTACGAAAACTTGGTAGGGCGCCTAGACGTGATGGGCCTTGAGATGAAATCCAAGGATCACGAAATCTTTGCCCGGTTAAATAACTTGGAAAGGGCCGTCGCCAAGCTGGAAGGCCACGCGGATCGGAATTAGCATTTGCGCAACTGTTTTGCAATCCATGATCCTGGTACTTCGCCCGATCCTGTTTGCATTTATCAAATCGGATGCAGTCAAGCGGCTGCTGATTGATTGCCTCAAGCGTGTGTCGCAGGAAACCACCAACACCGTGGATGACAAGGTGGTGGCATTTGTTGAGGCAAATTTGTTTCCAGACGCCAAGTGATGGCTAGCCGTGCTGTTCGCTCTATCACTGATGACGCTCTCGCTCTATCCGTTCTTTGAGTTCTATCGCTCAGGGAACCCGTACCACTTAGCGGCAGTGCAAGAGCTACAGGATGCAATGCCGGCGGATCTGTTGAGCGACGATGCGGAATGGTTCCAAACGTGGAAGCAATCCGGGCTAGCGGTGCGCACTTTTGGCGTGCCGTATTACAGCCAGTATTTCGACGATGACAGCGGGTTTGGTTACCGGCGTTGTTTCACCTATGCCGCGGCAATGGTCGCAGCATTTCACGGCAAGGTTGAGACCGCGGCGGAATACAACAAACTACGCATCCGCTACGGATCGAGCGTCAGTGTTGACGCGCAACTTCTAACGCTTCGCGCCCTGGGGCTAAAGGCAGAGTTTCGCCAGGATGCTGATGAGGCAGCGATTGAAGCCGAGCTGATGTCAGGCCGCCCGGTGTTGGTGGGTTGGTTGCATAAAGGCAACCTGCTACGCGGTGAGCCGCCCGAATGCGATTCCTACGCCTGCGGTCACTGGTCAGTGATAACCGGAATGAATGGCGGGCTGGATAGCGAATGGATCATGCACGATCCGGCCGGCACCCCTGCACCTGAGCATGGCGGGCACGTCACAAAAATTGGAGGCAAGGGCACCATTTATCCACGCGCCACATTCCGCCAACGATGGATGGTTGATGGCCCCGGCACTGGTTGGATGATCACCGTTCGCGAGCCGTGAACCTTTACTGGCTCTGGTCATATCTAGTCGCACTTTGGGGCGTTGCAGTCACATGTGCGGCGCCTGTGAACTGGAATAACTGCTGGCCACCCCATGAGTGGCTGCTGCCCTATGTGCAGGACTACATGGACGCTAGGCAACCCTATGCAACAGAAAGGAAAATCTTGCAGCAACGGGCTAAGGTTGCGGAAACTCAAGACAGCTTGTGACCGTCCTTGTTGATTGGCAGATCCGCGCGCATTGCCAAGAGACCCAAATGGTTTGGCCATTTTCTGAGGAGCTGCTGAACCCGGCCTCACTGGATGTGGTGATCGGCAATCACCTCATGATTGAGGTTATGGACAGCAAGGAACTGATTCAGATCGACATCTCAAACCGGACTGAAGATGATCCATACATGTTGATGCCGCATGAGTTTTGCCTGGCCGAAACCATGGAGACGTTCAACATGCCAAACAATATCTCCGGGCAGTTCGTGCTCAAATCAAGCCGCGCGCGCGAAGGATTTGACCACGCCGAAGCGGGCTGGATCGACTGCGGATTTCATAACAGCAAATTGACGCTCGAATTGATCAACGCGCGCCGCCATTGGAGCCTGCCTCTGTATCCAAACCTTCGCATTGGACAGATCAAGTTTTTCCAGCACGCAGCGCCCCTGCGCGATTACAAGAAAACCGGCCGCTACAACGGTGATGCGACCGTGATGGGCTCTAAAGGATGACGTGCAGCAGATACTTCTGACCTGACTCCACTAGGTCGTAGTTGTCATAACCGCGCTTTTCGGCCCACTTGGTTGCAGCTTGGTGGGTCTTGAATGGTCCGGCGGTTAGCTTGCGTTTCACCAATCGTTTATGGGTGCTTGCGGGTCATAGCTTGCCATGACCTTACGCATAATGCTGGTTTTAAGCTGCCTTCGTTTCTCTTCTACAAGGTGCATCGATGACACGAAGCAATGCGAGGTAATACCATGCAGCGTCAGACTCACGCGCAACATATCGTCATCCATCGGCTCAATCTCTAGCGCCGGTTCTGACATGTTTCCCTCGCTACCGTATTTAGAGCACGCTCAGCTTAGATGCGTTGGTATTGCGTAGAAGTAAAGGCAAAATTACTTGTTAAGTCTGAGTCAGATCCTGAAGCATTGCCGGCGGACATCTACGCGCACATAGCCGAGTTTTTGCCTTCGATTGATCACTTAATGGATCTGGAGGTTGAAACGTTCGCATTGCCGGAGGATGTGCATGGATCATCAGATCGACAACACCCATCTGATCCCAAAGAAGCAAAATAAACTCCGCTTCCGTGATCAAATCTTTCTGAGCTGGGGCTACTGCTGCGCGTACTGCGGGGAGATGCTGGGCGAGCGTGACGCAACCTTAGATCATGTGAAACCAAAGGCAAAGGGCGGCCTAACCGTTAGATCTAACCTTGTGGCCTGCTGCCTGTGCTGCAACTCAAGCAAGACCCATCACCCCTGGCGCACATGGTTTCGTGGTCAAGCTTTTTGGACAGAATCGCGCGAACGCTGGATCGAGCAATGGCTAGAGCAATGAAGCACCGAGCCAATATGCTGCGCCCGCCGTTCACTGGAGCAATCAACGCACAACCCACCGCCAGGCGTGCAAATTCGCCACATGCCGTCTGGCCGCTGTTCAATCGGGAATCTTGCAATACAGCGCACAATTAGGGGCAAACTTTCCCCCAGTCTTGCGGCACTCGGGCACACCAACACCGCAAGTGTTTTTAGTCGGTGACCACTGCTTGCACGTCCAGCACGTCAACCGATCGGGCAGGTGCTCAGCGCGAAACTGCCGGTAAAACTCGACCGCACTGTGCTGCGCGGTGTAGAGATGCACGGTCTCCAGATTGTGGGTGGTTTGCTGCTCTGGTTTCGGCCCAACGATGACATGCGCGACCCATTGGCGGGTGTCATTGTCAAAGTCGTGCTTTAACCGGCCGGCATAAAGCGAAATCATGAGTTCCGCCAGATCCGTTCAAGCTGGCGCACTTGCTCGCCTTCAGTGTCCAACGGGTGATCATCCATTGGGTCCGCTGCAATAAACACAAACGGTCCATCCATTTGCTTTAAAGCAATAAACCCAACCCGAGGGCTACGCACAAGCATCCGAACAGCAAAATTCTCAAGGCGCGTCAGAAAAAACAACCTCATGGCTTGACACCTTCTAAAAGGCGGTTGATGTACCACTGGCCTTTTTCTAGCGATTCGTTGCCGCCCTTTCTACGTTCGCGGAAAATGTACTTAATGACGTTTCCTTTGCAAAAACCCCGGAACTCTTCCGGGGTCAATGCAGCCTCAATGGCGTCGATGCACTCGATTTTGCCCCAATAGTGCTCAGGGCTGTTGACCTGATCACTCATCGCGCAGATCCTGCAAACGATTGGTATCACGTGCGATGGCGCCCAGCTCAAGACAGAAGTCTTGCCAAAGGCCGGTGTAAAGCCCGTTAGTGCGGCCGCTGCGAACGTATAGCTCATCCATCACGTCGGCACGGAGCTGGTCAAGTTTGACGGCTTCAATGGGTTTCATTGATTCGATTCAGTAGGAGTTGCAATTCGAGCGAGCGTTCACGGGTGCGGGGCTCGCCTTGTAGCTCTTGGAGTCTGGCGCGGATCAGGCCGTTGATGCGGTCGCGTTCGACCTGGATTCCAACGCTGTCGCTGATGAGATCATGCAGGCGTTTTTTCGACGGCTCCATGGTATTTGATGGTTGTATTTGGCCAGCGATTTTGTGCGTACTTGATCACGGCTGATTTATTCTCAGCGTCCAAAAGTACGGTCATCGGGCGAGAGTTTGGGAAGTGAACCGTCAGCCGGTATTTTTTGACCCGTTTCCCTGGCATAGGGTGGGAAATGCCGTCGCCAAATTGGCTCTCGGCGTTGTCATCATTCCACGAAAACGGGACGGCTTGAAAATTAGACATCAGGCAGTGAAACGTCAGTGTGCGTCTGGGGTGTGAGCCATTCTAGGCGGTTCCAAACAGGCCCCCATTCTTGAAAGGCTTGATGCTTTGCCTCGTCAAATGTTGGAGCCTTAACGCACTCCAAAATGTTGGCATCTTTGATCTGGAAGTAATAGCGGTTCATTTGCATTGCACCGCTGTTGGTTGATGATGAGCCTGCACGCCATGGTCATGGATCACCGCGGCAAAAACCACAACGGGAATCATGAAGGTGGCAAGGTTGAGAAGCTTGGTTCGCATGTGAGTGGGTTGCGGACAGCGGCATCATGATGCACTGCCGAAAGCGCCGCTAGTGGGTTGTTGTAATCAGTAACAACGTCTCCCCTAAGTAGCCGTTACCCTTTGCAGGCACCTTTTTATCGGTGCTGATCGTCTGCTGTTGGGAGCCAGCAGCGAAGGGTGTCAGCGCGCGAGCGGCCCTAGCTCCCA